GTTAATTTTTGCGTTTTCAATTACAAGTTGAATGCTTTTATGTTTGCTGAACTTAACCTAAAATCAACAGAATGCTTTTTACTCTGCACTACCATTGTGCTAATCACGCATGAAGCGTAATATTGGATTCGAACCAATAACAGGAGGCTTTCATTGCCTTTATGTTGCTGAATGCATTCTAAAATAATATAACGGGATGAGCGAGTTAGTCGAGTAGTTTTACTTGTAAACATCGTGCTACCTTTCGGTTGTATGCTCCACGAAAAATCAAATGGGTTACCATTATCTTGCTGTCTTTCCAGAGTCATTATTTGATTCGGCTTCATTGCCTAGTCTACGAAAATACACCTTACGGTGGTCCCTCCATTGTAGACGGCTAGTAAGTTAAGTCGTTTTTAACTTGCTGTAATCATCCCTTTTTCATTCTCAATACTACGTATTATACACCAGAAACTCTGGTGTGTCAAGTGGTACTCTCTGCGGTACTTGAATCCACGGTAACCCTACTTCCTTGCAGGTCCTTGCTTTTGCCGACATTGGCAAGTTTTTCTGTTCTCAAGTGTAGTTACTCAGAGAGTGTAGTTGGCGGAAACGGTGAGATTCGAACTCACGGAGCCATCTCTGACTCGACAGTTTTCAAGACTGTTGCAATAAACCGGACTCTGCCACGTTTCCATATTGCGTTAAAAATTGATTGGCATCCCGCGAGAGACTCGAACTCCCACCAAGGGTTTTGGAGACCCGTATGCTGCCATTACACCAGCGAGATATTGTTGGCGCGCCCGGAGGGACTCGAACCCCCATAAGACACTTTAGAAGAGTGTTGCCTTATCCGTTAGACTACGGGCGCAATAATTCGACCAGATAGTAATTACTGTGCCCAAATTTGTAGTGTAATCCTACATTGACCACAATACGGGCTAACAGAAGTCACTAAATGCTGTTCTTTACAGTCATTAACAACCATAGTATTAAATTTAGGAATTAAAAATTTTTGTTCTTTTGTTTTGCTATCAACATATAAAAAAAGTCCTCCCCAATCCATAAACCATTCTGGATTCATATAGATTGTTGCACCAAATTTATGATTATTATCATTATGCAAATTGATACCAGATCCTTTATCCCAAACATAAAGAAAAATATCTATTTTGTTATAACTAGGAATATTTTTTTTAATATTATTAATTCTACTAATGAATACATTACCTAAATGTCCTTTATATAAGTTTTCTGGCCAGAAAAATGAAGATACCTTCCAACAATCAGAAGAAATATTTTTTTCTATTTCGGATTTGCATAAAATTAAGGTTTCGTCGGATAAAACATTTTCTATTATTTTCATAAAAATCCTTATGGAGCAGGTAGGGAGATTCGAACTCCTCTATTGAGGTTTGGAAGACCGCCGTGTAACCGTAAACACTTTACCTGCATTCAATTAATCTTCTTCTACTTTTTCATCGCGATCAATAACATTACCATGAAGAACTTCTCCATCTTCATTTGTTTTTTCTTTGTCTAGATCACGACTGAAAATTGCATCCCAACGTCTTTCATATTCGTCTTGGGCAACGCTAAAAGGTCGTGGTCGCGATCCTTTTCCTGCTTCATGCGTCATTTTAGTTTCCTTTATACATTGGTCCGAGTGGAGAGATTCGAACTCCCGACCCTCTGGTCCCAAACCAGATGCGCTAACCAGACTGCGCTACACTCGGATTAATCATTTATATTCATAGTTTACTGTTTCTTCATTTTCTCTGAAGACTACAGCACCATTTTTAATATGAAATCTTTTTGCCATTTCAGTTTTAGGACTGAGAGTAACAAATCTTTCAATGCCTTTTCTGTTATCTTTTATATACGATACTGCATCAAAGATCAATGTTCTACCAGCACCTGGCTTGTAACTCCATATAGTATAGAAAATTGCAACTTCAGGATTTTCAGTTTTCTCAAACAATTCTGCTTCGCTTGTTGGAATTGTTTTCTGATAACTCACACAAGTTATAGCCTGCACCTTATCGTCTTCATCGCGCATAACAAAGATATCTTTATTGCTACCGACACGATCAACATGAGGTATGTTGGGACGTACCGGATCTTCGCTTAGAAAATTAAAAAATTTATCAGTTAAATCACTTATAAGATGCAACACATTAAATTACCTATACTATATGAAACTGGTACCTTGTGACAGGATCGAACTGCCGACCTTCTCCTTGTAAGGGAGACACTCTACCGCTGAGTTAACAAGGCATTGTTTGGTGCCCCCACCGTGAATCGAACACGGACCTGATGCTTACAAGGCAACTGCACGACCTTCATGCTACAGGGGCTAAATTATTTGCTCTATGATACGTTTTGCTAAATTATCCACATCGGTTCTTGTTTTTCCTCCAAGAATAACAATAGCAATTCTATCTCCATTTTTGTGAACCACCATGACTAGACATTTGCCTGCGGCATTAGTGGTGCCTGTTTTTGACACTTCAATTATATCATACTTCGTCATCAATTTCAAATTAGTATTGTTGACTGGTATATGTTTCTCTTTATTCTTTTTATCTACCACAGTAAGATCATATTTACTGAGTGCAGATATTTCACGTATCTTATCATTTTGATAAACATAAGTCAATAGTGTAACTAAATCTTTTGCGGTACTTGTGTTCTTTGCACTCAAACCAGAAGTATCATCAAAATTCGAATCATACATTCCAAGTGCCATTGCGCGTTTATTCATTTGATAAACCGTCCACAACTTACCACCCATACCTTCCGCTAATGCTTCTGCGGCTCTGTTATCACTCTTCACCAACATTAGATTCAATAATTCATCTCTAGTAAATTTCTTATGAGAGTAGAACATTCCTTTGTATGAGATTCGTTCATTTAATGACAATCCACTTTCTAAGACTACAATCGCAGTCATTAATTTTGTAATGCTTGCAATTGGTCGAACAATGCCAATTTCAGAATCAACAATTGGTTGATGTTGTGTAATGTTATAAGCATAAAATGTAATTGCATTTGCACTCATAGAAAACATCATGAGTATAGTTGCGATTATTTTTTTCATACGTTTATTTTTTAGTTGATATAACATTTATATATCTTGGAGGTGCGAGTGAGATTCGAACTCACGATACAAGAGTTTTGCAGGCTCCGCCGTTTGACCGCTCCGGCATCGCACCATTAATTTTTTGGCAGAGGGTAAAGGAATCGAACCTTTGACAACGGAATCAAAATCCGTGGTTATACCATTTAACTAACCCCCAACAATTTGGCACCCAATGAGAGAATCAAACTCCCAACTCCTCGTTCGTAGCAAGGTGTGATATTCATTTCACTAATCGGGTATTAATTGGTGCCCTAGAGGAGACTCGAACTCCTAAAATTCAGTTTCTAAGACTGACACGTATACCAATTCCGTCACCAGGGCTATAAATTTGTTGGTACCGGATATTGGGATCGAACCAATGGCTTATCGCTTATCAAGCGATTACTCTACCGCTGAGTTAATCCGGTATAATTACTTTGGTACCACCTGTCGGAATCGAACCGACTTCTACGGATTTTCAGTCCGCCGCAATGACCACACTTGCTCAAGTGGCATGGGGAGAAGTATGGGAATCGAACCCATGATAGCGGAATCACAACCCGCGGTTTTGCCACTAAACTAACGACTCCATTGGTGGTGATAGAGAGATTCGAACTCCCGACAGTCTCCGTATGAAGGAGGTGTTCTACCAACTGAACTACATCACCTAATTGGCTCCAGAGGCAGGGATCGAACCTACGACCAATTGATTAACAGTCAACTGCACTACCGCTGTGCTACTCTGGAATAAAAATAACAGGATACGCTTTGCTTTTTTCCAATAAAAAGTTTTTATATTTGCTGAATGTATCCTAAAACTGGTTGCGGTGGCAGGATTCGAACCTGCGATTCTTGGCTTATGAGACCAAACGGATGACCACTTCCATACACCGCGTCATTTGGCGGTCCTGCGGGGTAACGATCCCCGTCTTTAGGCGTGACAAGCCTACGTGCGTCCATGAACACTTCAAGACCTAATATTTGGCATTACGAACTTTAGCCGTATCTCTTACGCGGATACCGAAAGCAACATCGTTGATGCGCCGTATTCTACACGCCAGCACCTTTTGCTGGATTGACACACCTGACGGTGCGAATTGGTGGGTCTTGATGGTAACGCTCCACGTGGCAACTTCCTTTCGTAACAAAGCCGACGGATTTACAGTCCGCTGAAAGGGGCAAGACCCATACTAATATCATATAGAAACACACTATCCTAGACTGACTACTTTGGCACAGGCTTTGCTAAAAAGCGATACTGTTCGTAATGTGTTTTTATATGGTAGGGGCACAGAGAATCGAACTCTGATTAATAGGTTAAAAGCCTACTACTTTAGCCGTTAAGTTATACCCCCAAAGGTGTTTGCTTTTGCGCCTTTCGCAATGCCTTGTTAGACTTGCGGTGCGCTCCCGCTTTTTTAAATAACGCCAAGATAACGAACGGGTTACGTTTCTTAGCGATCTGTTTTCGCTTCATTACTTTCTCCTTAAAAATGTTTTGGTGGAGGTGGAGAGAATCGAACTCTCAATTTCTGGTTGCAAACCAGATGTGTTCCCATTAGCACTACACCCCCATTATGATTTGTTTAGTGTTATCGCGCCTATTTGCCAACAATGTTGCAAGCACTGGCAAGCGAATAGCAGTTATATCAGACAGTTTCGGTCGCACCCTTACTGTCGCGTAGTCATAGCGTCCTATGACGATACCTTGATAACACTAAACAAATAATAATTTTGTACCATTAATAAACATACTGGCAAATCCCTTCCTAAGATATTGCATTTGCTCTGCTCACTTTTGTTATCACGTATTCCTTGGACTTGAGACTTAACTCTGGAATGCAAACATTGTTAATGGGTTACCCCATTGGTTTGACTTACTTCCATCCGCAACGGTACTGGGCAGTATGTTTATTAATGGTACACCGTACCAGAATCGAACTGGTCTTTTCGCCTTGAAAGGGCAACGTCCTAACCGATAGACGAACGGTGCAAATTGACAGACAAATTTTTAAAGAGCGGTGACTGATTTTTCAGTCTAGATACGTATCTTAACACGCATCTTGGTTGTTGTCAACAACTTTTTGAAATTTTTTTCACTTCGTTGTTTTCTAGCAACACAAAGAAAAACCCCCTAGTTTTTACGCTAGGGGGCTTGTCTTTGTATTCAGTTGGACTTTTTAGTCCTCAGGTACAAGCCCCCATTCCAGGTGTGTGGCTATCGGCAATCTCAAAGCGAGATACACCCTGCCAATTGCATGACGCTGGCATTGTGTTTCTATATGAGAGTTTCGATAATTGCTTCATTGAAGTTTGTCTTCCTTAAAAATATCTGACCATTGTGTCAGTCTATTACGTTTGTTTAGTTCTGCTTTAAAAATTTCTGAGTCATCGACAACATTATGTTGTTTCAACAATGTAATCATACATTGTAAGTCGCCAAGTTCTCCTGCAAGTCTTTGACGATTGGTTTGATCTAGATACATTTCATCAATACCAAATCGAAAAATCTTACTGATTGCTTGAATCACCTCTGCACATTCTTCCTGTGTGATCCTAAGAATCTCTTTTTGTTTCTCATTCATTATATATCCTCTGAACACTACAATTATATCACAATCAAAAGTTTTTTTCAAGTTTTTTATTAAGGGGCACGATTGTCTATTTCACAATAGTCTGCTGTTGTTTAAAACTGAGCCATTGAAGTCCAATTGGCAAGTTCCCCATTCTGATCATTGAATGAATTGTTTCACTAAGAAACTTTTCACTTCACTCGCATAGCGAAAACTCTTTATAAACTTCTTACCATTAATCCTATACTGCACTTCTACATTCTTAGGTGCTTTCACTAGGACTGCACCATAACAATCTTTTGATAACCCAAATGGTATCACATATGCATCACCTTTGTCAAGTTTTTGCTTGCGGTAACCATTTGCGCCTTTGATTCGATCTAACGCACCGAATCTCACGGTGTCTAAAATCTCTGTGGCAATCGATTGCCTAGGACCCATTCCATCAAAATACATCATCAGAAATACACCATAATCGTTTTGTTGTCATTCGGATCGGTACAGTAGTGACATTGCAAAGTAATTCTATGTTCATCCGGCAATGTATAAAACCCACCGATCTTATGCAACATTGTTGATTTCCACATGTTGAATTGTCCGTAGTGATAATTTTTGACACACTTGTTGCCAGCATCATCTAGATAATCCAACCACGCACCATTCTTCGGTTTCTCTATAAGTAACAATACAGAATGCACCGTATTCATATCTACATCAGGTCGATACAAAAGTATACTTCGATCCTGATGATAGTATGAGGGTGAATATTGTATTGGCACTTTACTGATATGAAATCCTGGAACAGTAAGCCCATTATACAACTTAACCTTCTTGCCTGTCAAGTCTTCAATTCGTTTGAAGATACGATCATAAATCCATTTGAATTCCTTCAACAGAATTTTTTGCGTATCCCGATTGATATCTTCCTCTTTCTTATCGTTCGATTCCATTTCATACAGAGAATCGCCTAAAGTGTAGAAAAAAGTTTTCTTCGCAGAAGAATATCCAATTGCATCTTGACCAGTTACCATTGTCCATTTTCGCTTGAGTGCGAGAACAGATTGGCGCAGTTTTAGTCTTTCGATCTCACTATAAAAATCTTTTTCAGAATGAATCATCCACCGAACCACCATAGTCTTCATCGGTACCCCAACCTGCCGATGCAAGTGCCGATTGTGCATCACCGTCCATTGAATCATCATAACCAGAGTCATCATATTCAATTGAATTGATAACCTCTTCGATCCAACGCATTGGCCATCCCTTCAAATCGCGAATTTCGGTAGCAGTATATCCTGCGATATACATTTCCTCAATATCAATCATAACTTCAGACATTTTACTCATGCTAGTTCCTTTTGTTTATCCAAAACTTGTTGATACGTCATTGCTGGTTCTTTGCTAGTAATAGCACCATCAAACTGTAACTGAGACCTCTCAAACCATGAAAGGTAATCATCACTTTCCACAGACCAATCAACCATGTATTCACTTGAGTAATCCGTATCAGTTTCAATACCGGTCAAAGCAAACTTCACAAACTCATTATAGTCTATGTTAAGAGGAACGTCAAGTATCTTATACTCGGAACCGCCTTTTGCTTTCCAATACTGAGGGCATTCACCTGTACCATCCCAATCATGTGCGCCATAATTTTCGTGATATTGAGTGCGAATAACAAGCATAACCATTATACAGTCTCCGTGCTTTTTGCGTCCATCATTTCGAACAGAATAAACTTCGCAACATTTAATTGCTTACGAACATCTTCGGCTCGACCCATTGCAGTCAACTCTTGGCAGTCAGAAAGAATACCTGCTACGACCATTTCAAGACCGGACAACTTTGCAGTCAGCCCTTCCATGTAGTCTTCACGGATATCTTCTTTTGTCATACCGAACATTGCAATTTCTTTAGCGGACATAACTTGCCTTTCTCAATTTCAACACAACCATTATATCAACAATCCAAGTACCTGTCAAGTCTTTTTTCACAGATACAGAGGACCAGTCCAACGAACGGTGTATCCACCATCCAGAATGTTACCGCGAGCCGCGTTACGTGCAGGAGCCGCCCAACCAGCCGCTTTCAGAATGTCGCCTTTACGGAATTTCTTGTCCGTATCAGTCTTCACAATGAAACCCCAAACGGAAGAACCAGTAACAACTTTGATATACTTGCTACCTTCATCAATACGAATGCCATTGATAAACTCATCAAGCATACGGGCTTGAATCTCGGTGCGAGGTTTACCGCTTAACGTTTGCCAACCTTCATAGTCAGCAACAATGTCATTCTTCAAGGTTTCGAGGGCTTCGTTCATCATCATTTTCTCCGTGTTTCTCAATCAACAGAGTCTATTCTACACGATTCGGAGGATATGTCAAGGGTTATTTTCAATGTTGGGTAAAAACAACACAGTATGTTGCAAAAAAGCAACGATTTAGGGCGGTTTTAGGCGGTTTTTGCTAGGGGGTGAGTGTCAGAGTGTCAATCCAACGAGAAAACCGCCTAAAGGGCGGTTTGGGGTGTCTAAATTAGTATCAGATATCGGTGTTTGTAGTATGAATGCCGATTTTGGATAGTTGTTTTCTAGCCTCTTTCAGGTCAGAATCTTCTACCGCGGCATCACACATACGTAAATGGTACATTGCCATTAACTCTAGTGCATAATTTATATCATCTTCATCAACAACTGCCATCCACTTCCTGATTGTGGTTTTGGATGCGTTGATCAGAAACTTTAAATTGTCTAAGTCTCTTTGAGTGAGTCCGTCATAGTCTCTATTGGTAATCTTCGAATTCATCAAAGTCCTCTTCCCTTATATTTTTCGGATCAAGAAACTTAAATTGCTTCTTCATCTTATCTTTTTTCTTTTGGGATTCACTTACCTGCTTTACCTTCTTTCGCGGACGATCTTCGTCTTCGTAAAATTCGCGAAAACTGTTATATTTTTTAGTCTTAGCCATAGCGTTATGAATTAGGTTCTCCTAGAAAAACTTCTGGTAGTGCTTCTTCTACCAACTTACGGTTGATGCCTTTATATGACAATTTCTTGTCTTTCACCTGAATAACAAGTTTTGCTTCTTCAGGTGATACTGCTTCCAGAATCTCAATAAAGATTTTTTCTTTTCTGATTCTATTCAGATTTGATGCCGGTAGCAAGTATTCTAGTTTCCGAATTTCTGAAGGTAGGCGATTCAATCCCATATTTGCAGGAACTTCCATTTCCTTGTATGGGGGTGAACCTTCAGGTAAATCGAAAGTCACATCTTTACGAAAAGTATACCACATCAATACTTTAACCTCTTTGCGTAGATTTGCAATTTGTGTCAAAGCGTCTGACCTTTTAGGTGCAGGTAAATCGGAGACATGTTTTAAAATCTCCGGTAATGTCATCTTACCAATATCAATAGCCATATTTAAAATTCCTGAATGTGTTCCATAAGCATTTTCATGCGGTGTTTAATTAAATAGTCGAAAATCTTCTCTCTACCATTTTGTTTAGCGTTCTTATATGTATCTAGAATGTTTTGCTTATATTCCTCAGGAATCTTGGACAAGTCGATCAACATCTCATTTCTTCGATAGTTTCTCAGCATGTTTTCGTCACAAAAAGCCTCAGGTTCTTGATCCATCCAGGTATTTAGTTTTTTCTCAGTTACAGGTTTCTGCCGACTTTCAGTAACAAAGCAATCATCACCACTAAGAAAATTAGGAATACCATCGCTTCTATCCCCCTTAATTATATGTTCTTTTAGGAATTTATCGGGTTCGGTATTACGAATGAACTTCTTTGCCATAGGACTAAACTGATCAACATTTACGAACTTTTGCAATTGTTGAAAGTCTTTGTCACTTGATAAAATCAGAATCTTTTCGGTATCGGCATTCTTCAGGTAAACCCCATATTCATGACATAGTGTACCGATTACATCATCGGCCTCAGTCTTTTCAACTTGAACAACACGATATGGAAAGTTTTCACGAATCTCATCGCGGACTTTATTCAAAGTTTCAAAGATCATGTTCCAGTCAAATGGTGACGCTTCGCGATCCTTCCTGCGCCCATGCTTGTAGTATGGAAACAAGTCTCTGCGCCAATACTTCTTATCATCGGAACAAATGATCATTTCGCCATATTCATCTTTGAATTTGACGTTATACATTCTCAACGAATTGAGAACCATGTGACGAATCAGGTTTTCGTCAATCTGATTTGATGCATTCGAATTGATTTGCATCATCAGGTTTGAAATCATCACCTGATTCAAGTCAACTAAGATCATGCTTCTTCTTCCTCATCGGACCATGTGCCCTTTTTATTTCGATATTCTGCGGCTTCTTCACCATACGCTTCATCCGCATGTTTGTCGCATAGAGTTCGGTGCCACCCAAGTGGGTAATACGTGCCAGCATTACCACATTCTTCGCATGTTCGGTAACTCATGTTTTCTGCGAATGAGATATAATTATAATGCGTTTCGCTGGCTCTGTCAACATAGAAACGTAGTCCGCCGAATTTTTCTTTGATTTGTGATGCCACAGGAATACGTTCGGATTCTTCTTCCATCTTTACTTTTGCTTCGGCAATCATTTCATCGGTGATAGACTCGCCACCTTTCCACGGATACGCACCACCTTCTTCTTTCCATTTTACAAGATTTTCGTATCGGCCTTTTGCGTGTCGATATTCACTATACAACATGCCACATAGCACATCGATAATGTTATACCAGCCATCACCATGGCTGAATCCCCAACACATTGCAGTTTGTGTCATTGGTGCATTGCGATCCCTAAAGATCAGAGGATACTTTTCGCACAATGCTCTATCAAGTTCTTCTCTCATTACGAAACCCTTACAATAATAGTATCTTCATTAATGCGACCCGTGGCTAAGGATTCTTTCGTAGACAAATCGCCCATCAACTTGCGTAGAATAATCTTACCGCCACCAAGAACATCCTTGAGAGTCACTTCTGGTTTGCGGAGTCGCTTGCTGATTGAAGTGCTTTCTTCAAAATTTTGTAGTGTAGTGCCTTTAACACTCAAGCCTTTTGCATTGTATGCGTTATATACAGACAACGTGCGAGTCTTGGTATTGAAAGTCCATACTTGCAAAGCACCAATCATCTTTTCTGGCGGCACACTTGTTAATCCAAGTTCAGCAAAGTCTTTCATATACTTTACTTTCGAAACTAGAACACTTGCGGGCTTTTCTTTCACCTTGCGCTTCTTACGCACAGGTTTATTTGTAACACTCAGATTGTTTGTCACGACAACAATTGAATCCAAAAAGTCTTTGAATCGTTTGAGTTCTGGCTTCTTGAAGTTTGAATAACCCTCAACAAGTTGTTCATCAACGCCATTGATAGCATCCATAACTTCTTCGGACACACCAACGTAATGGTCGCAAATTTTCTTTGCAACAACAGAAGATAGATTACGTCCTTTGAGATAATTTTCAATGTCAATGGTTGATCTACACTTGTTCATCACAAAGTCATCAACGATGCCTTCTAGTTCACCAATCTCTTCACCCGCTTTGTCGCGAATACGATCTTGAATAGAAGGCGCTGGCGCAGTAGATACAGATACTACAACCTGTTTTTCTGCGGAAAGTTCTTTCGCTTTTGATAGCAGTTCTTTAAATTGTTCGACAAACTTCTGCTTAACGTTTTCGGTAGGAATTAATCCACGGCTCATCATCCGCGCAATCTTTCCAGTCTGAGAATTAAATTCGGAATCTGTCAAAGACTTGATCAAAGCAATTTCATCCTTGCTTCGACCAACACCTTGCATGTATTCGAGTAAGAATGTTCTACATTGTTTTGTATCAACAAAGTAAGCATACCAATTGAACGCGCCAATGAGTGCAGAATTTTTCTCTGCATCACTCATCGTTTCTTGATTGGTCCAAGACGGTTCTTGACCCAACCACTTTTCTTCGCCACCGGTCGAAATTCTCGACAGTTTCATGTTTTATCCTATAGAAAATTCAATCCTACGAATCGAATCATAACGGAATGAACGCCATTCGTTCTTTTCCAGATCGACAACGGAAAGTGTTTCTTCATTTGTCGCACGAACACGCTCAGTCTTTTTCTCATAAGACGGCATATGATCTTCACGCAAAGAACACTTCATAACACGCATTGTACCATCTTTCTTTTGGAAAGTCAATGTTGCGGTTTCGTTCTTTAGAATACCCTTCAGAAACTCTCGAAACTTCTTTTGTTCCTTGGGTGTAGCCTGTGCATAGTATCCATCAATCATAGTATTGATCATTTCTTTATCCTCTTGTGTCATATTAATTTTTCACCTTTACAAATTCTCCAGGATCATAATTCATATTGGTAGTCACAAGTCTACCCTTATATTCATACGTTACCTGATATCCACGAACAACATTTAAAATTTCTTCATCGTGCATAATTTTGCACCTGATCATATTGTTAGGCGTTACTCTAACAACATTCTCATACTTATCTATATGAACTCGCTCTACAACTTTTTCGCATACGTTTCTGCTTACAAGTCTAGGCATATGGTCGACAATCATAGACTTCGACACAACCTTTGCCATGTATTCATCGCCAAATTCTTTTGTAGAATCCTGCACTATCACAACCTCTGCTTTTGCGGCAACTGCTACAAAAAGCAAAGCATAACATAATTTAGTTTTCATTCGATCACATATACACGCTTAACAACCTTTACAGGAACGCGGTCAGCAGGAGGACGGTGCATACGCACGGTTCTCAACTCACCTTCGTATTCAATCGTGACATTGTATCCAGTCACTTGATTGAAATATTCTCTATCGTGATACGTGGTGCATTTTTCGCGAGGAACAGTTTGACCTTCAGTAACATGATCTCCGATTACAGCGCCAGCAATTGCACCTACAACAGTTCCTGCGGTTCTGTCTTTCGCCATATTGTTGCCAACAGCACCACCGACAATTGCACCCACAACAGGACCAGCATTACTCTGTCTCTCTACAATGGTACATGTGGTTCTAGGAACAGTTCTGTATCCAGTAGATTGAAGTGGCTCTGCCGAGATAACTCTAGCATAACCATGTTGAACAATTTCTTGTGCAGATGCACCCATCGCTAAACTTGCAACAACCGCACCAACAAGCATTTTCATTTTCATGATTCTTTTGCCTTACCCACCAAGTGACGAATTAAAAATATAAACCACGCAACTGCAAACATTTGCGGAAACTCAACAGCAACAACTTGACCAAACAATGCATTCACGGCATGTAATGTTAGCCAAGATGCACCGAGATACCACAGGAACATTCCTATGGTAATGAAAACAATGAACCACAATGCCGCGGCTTTTGCGTCATCAGGATTCATGTTCTTTAGTGATTCCTTCAAAATTTTCTTTGCATCAGCATCCATAATGTTCTCCATTCATACGATATAATAATAACATATTTATAGAGCCGTGTCAAGTCAAAATGTATTCAGGCTAGGTTCGTAAGTGGCAATCAATTCACGCTCACGCTGGTGCGCTGGCTTACGACCACGAACAACTTCGACAACTTCATATCGCCATTCACAATCGGCTAAATCACGAATTGCTTGGCAGAATGTCCAATCTTTAGTTTCGCGCATTGCACGACTCACATGCTTTTGCCAGCGAATTTTGACGGACTTAAGATATGCTTGACCGAGTGCGACAGTCAAACCGATATAGGTATCACCGGTGTCTACGCAAGTCACCTGATAAATTACATGGTTTCTATCTGAACGTTTTTTTCTCAACATGCTTATAGTATACCACAATGGGACGCTTTGTCAAGTGTTTTTTGCGTTTGTTGCATAAAAACAACACTCTAAGTCATTGATTTTAGTTATGTTAGCGATTACTGACTAGGCAAAAGCGGCAAACTTACTAAATAAGCATTGTAAAATCGTAATGGTGGGTAATTTTAAAACATGAATATGAGAGGACAAATGACTAAAACAAAAAAATAAGAGAGGTAAAAAACTATGACAATCGGCAGAAAGACCGCATTGGCGGTGCTTTTTGTTATGATGTATGGGAATGGTGTAGCCCAAGAAACCACAACGGTGAATACAAATAACACCTCAACAAGCACATCTACAGTAAATAGCACGAACAATAGCACTTCAACAAGCACGAATACTAGCGATTCAACTGTAAACAGCACCAGCACAAACACAAATAACAACAATAACGTTAGCACCAGCACTTCAACTAATGTAAACACCAACAATAACATTAATAGTGGTACTCAGACGTTTAACAACAACAACGTGAATTCTGGAACAATGACGTATAATAACAATAACGTCAATTCCGGAACGATGACTTACAACAATAACAATGTAAACGCATCGACAAGCACAAACACTAATGTAAACACCAACAATAACATTAATAGTGGCACACAGACGTTCAATAATAATAACGTCAATAGTAGCACTTCAACTTCGACAAACGTAAACACTAATAATAACATTAATAGTGGCGATCAAACTATTCGCAACGTAATGAGTGGTGGTACAACAAACACAAACAATAACAACAATGTGAATACGTCAACGTCTACCAGCGATAATACAAATCGTAATATCAATACTGGTGATATGACAAATAGAAATATTAACACATCAACAGTAGCAAGCGATAATAAGAATACGAACGTCAATCAAAACATTAATAGTGGTGATATGACTAATCGCAACATCAATGAAACCACAATTACTCAGCGAGTGATTCAGCCTCCACCAACTGCGGTTGCGCCTGCAATGATGAGTGGTGGTAACAACGACTTATGTACCACAGGAACATCAGGTTCAGTTCAGACGCAAATCTTTGGTGTGTCTTCTGGCGGTACAGTTCGTGATATGAATTGCGAACGTTTGAAGTTATCTAAGACACTATTTGATATGGGTATGAAAGTTGCGGCAGTCGCTACAATGTGTCAAGATAGAAGAGTGTTTGATTCTATGTTAGCCGCTGGTACACCATGTCCCGCAGAAGGAAAGATTGGTGAACAAGCAAGAGCATATTGGGAAGCAAACCCAGAGAAAATTCCTAAACTAGATGAGCCAAAATCAGATGACACATATAAGAAAGTTGGTATCGGCAGTTTGCTCGGTATTGCTGTGTTTAAGTTATTCGGTATGTAATGCACAAGTGACTGCAACGGGTCAACTAGATCCTACGCAAGTTTACACTACCGGCAACATTGTTCAACAGACAACTCAAGGCGGTCCAACGCCTTGGGTGAATGGCGTCTATCAGGATAATCTCACATGTTGGGCATGGGGAGACCCTGGTTATTGCGGACCAAATGCAATCGTTCGTCCCGGAGGCAGTATCAATTTCTCATTTGGTCAGACAGACTTGTATCAATCTCAAGCAATTGCAAGTATTCTTCCAAATACAGGAACTGGATTGCGTGTGAATGGATACAATTTTGGTTTCATGGCTAAGAACGGAAATGGATGGGATGATGGTCGCACAGACTCATTGTATGCATATGTGCATCTTAAAGACTCTGGCGGTAAATTATTAGAGTATGATACTTATAATCTAAACTATCAATTTAATTGGACCAACTTTAATTATTCAAAGACTTTTACAACACCATATTCAGCACCTACGCTAGGAAATGTTACATATGGATTTGTAGGTCGTGATAACAATGGATGGGCAGGTCCTTATGGTCCTGAAATCTATAACGTCAGTTTCAGTCTGAAGTATTCTGTAGATCCATGTAGCGTTGACGTATTGAGTTCTCCATCATGTCCTGGATATCTTGATGCGTTGGCTAAGTTAGTTCCACCAACACCAACCGCGAGTATAACTTATGAACCAACAACAGCAACCATTACTCCAACCGTCACAACAGCACCTAGCGTATCTGCGCCAGCAACAACCACAACAGAAGTTGTCGCAACAACACCTGTCGCAACAACCAGCACTAGTAGCGGTCCAACAACTGGAGCAGGAACGCCTACATCCTCAGTTGCATCCGTAAGTGCAACTCCATCTGCAATAAATCCACAACCAAAAGTGGGTGAAGTTCAGACTAGTTCAGCGCCAAAATCTACAGTATCAACATCTCAGATTTTGAGTATTGTGTCAGGCGAACAATCTAGAATTGGAAACATTGAAAAGACGGTGGTGCAAGAAGCAGTTCAACAGGCAATCTCTGCCGGTGCGTCAGCAACAGCACAAGCAGAATCAATAGCCGCTTCTGCACAGGCACAAAGCATTGCGTCATCTAATGCACAACAGAGTTCTGCGTCAACACAAGGCGGTGTAGATCAAAGGACAACACAAAGTCAATCATTCGCAATATCGCCAGTAAGAGAAAACAATCCCACAAGTCTTGCCTCATTGAATGCGGCTAGAGATCAGAGTCTATCTGCATCTAATCAAGGTTCAGTAGATTCTAGCAATTCTTTTAATGGCATACAAATTGGATTGGTATCAAATTCATACTTTCAGAATGCAAGCAGAATGCAAGAAACTTCAACAGTAGCATCAATCGTTGCGCCAGTGACATATTCTCTTGTTTCACCAAGACAAATTCAAACTACAATTGATGAATTAAAATCTGAGGGTATTAAATTTGGTGAAAGAAACATCATTGATATGGCAACACAAAAATCTCAAATTGAAGATACATCTTCAAGACAACAAACAGGTCCATCAGTTAAAAAGAATGTGAAAGATAATGACGCGGCTGGTGGTGTTACAATTGCATCAATCGCAAAACAGCCACAAGGTTTTGAATCTTATATGGGTGCTTTAGCAGACGCGCAGTTTTATGCACCAAAAGAAATTTACAGAAATCAAAGAGTGATCGACAATGCTAGAGTATTGAGAGGTTTAACCGGCGGTAGCGATAGATTGCATCAACAAATGATAGACCAACAATACAACTTAGGAAGGTAATATGTCAGAAGAAAAAGTAGACGTAAACAAAAAAATTGATGACGCCGAAGCGGCGATGAAAAAATATGCGAGTAAAGATACCGTCATCAGCATTGGTGGTTACGAATTCACGCCAGCAAAACTTATGGTAGCGTTCACATTAGTGTCATCAACACTAGGTGGACTTTATGGTGCGTTTGAAGTCTACAAAGACTATCAAGGCATGAAGAAAAAGATTGCGGAATACGTTTCTCCAGATTTGGAAGGCATCTACAAAAAGATTGAAGTGCTAGAAGTTAGCACAAACAAAACAGTAGAATACACAAATGAAATCAAGAACGATTTAAAGAGTGATATTCGTAGACTGGAAGGTGTTGTTGAAAGTGTGGAGAGAGGCACTAAAACCGATCAAAGATTAACAGATTCATCTATTAAAGAAATTAAAAGAGATGTTGATGTAACACTCAAAGAAGTTCGTAGATATTCTGATCAATCAATTAAAGAGATGAATTCGGAATTAGTAAAAACTCAAAAAGAAACTTCAACAGAAATTCGCGCATTACGTAGGGAAGTCGATGACAAAATTAAAAAGGCATTGGACAACCCACTTGCTAATCAGTAAAGTTTTATTGATTACATTATGCATTTTTTATGTGTCGCAAGCATTGTCTAAACAGAAAGAACCTCCAGTATACGAATGTATTCGTTGGACTTGGTTCGGAGATGTTTACAATCGTAAAGTTGTGTGTTTAGAATGGAAAGAAAAAGATTGTTCGAATAGATTATACAAAAATATATGTAAGGTAGAAAAATGATTGATCCAATAACAGCACTTGCAGGCATACAGTCAGCAGTAGCATTAATTAAAAAAGTATCAAAGACTGTAGATGATGTTTCGTCTTTAGGTCCTGTGCTAGGTAAATACTTTGACGCAAAAAGTGTAGCGTCAAAGGCAGCCGTAGAAGCAAAGAATAGTGGCAAAAAATCTAGTATGGGGGCGGCAATTGAAATTGAAATGGCTTTGGATCAAGCCGTTCAATTCGAAAAGGAATTACAATTACTATTCATGCAAGCCGGCAAGATTGATGTGTGGAATAAGATAAAAATGAGAAGTGCCGCTATGGATGTTGAAGCCGCACATGAGGCTAGAAAAGCAAAAGAAGCCGAGGCTAAACGCAAGAGAGAATTACAAGAGGCTCTTGAATGGACTTTTGGTATACTCTTTATTGTTGTCTTTTTTATTGGGGTGGGTTGGGGCTTGCTAGAGTTTATAGATTACTGTAAAGCAATAGGTTGCGGCAGATGAAACCAGATCACAAATACGAAGTTTTCGATTACAAGGATAACTTTGATAAATTGCTTAAAGTTATTTGCGGCGTAATGATTGCATCATGGCTTGTTGATGGCTTCAGATTTTTACCATAAAGTAATGCCGTATAGCCTTTCGGATATACGGCATTTTTTATAAACCTTAAGCCTTTGGTGCTCTTGGTTTGCGAGTAGTTTTTGCTTTGACTGCGGCTTTAGCCTTTGTGGCAGTTGTCTTGACTGCCTGAACTGCAACTTTAGCATCAGCAGAATCTACTTTACCATCTTTGTTTAGATCGGCTGTCTTTTTGGCTTCATCAACCACGACCTTTGCGGTTTGCTCTAAAGCAACGCCAGCGTCTTTAAGATCAATTTTGCCATCTTTATTGGTATCAAATCCAGTTCCGCGATTAGCGTACCAAACTGCACCAAGAACGACAACAGCAATTAAAACAACAATAATTTCTATCATAACTTACTCCTCTAAGTAATTAAACATTGAACATGTATTTATATCAATCCCAAAGCCCACGATAGTATTTACCGAAAAGACGCAATCCATTATCAATTCTTTCAGAATGTTTTGTATAGCCTTCAGCATCAAATACAGAGGTATGTTCAGGACCTTCTTTTAGGCGATACAGTTTAGGTTTGCCATTTTCATCCCATTCACACACTTCATTGTAGAAGTCGGTTTTACCAGTATGAAATTGTGATTCCCAATCAGTAGACAATTGCTCGAATGCCCAAATCATCTCATCCATGATATAGTCCCAACGCATGTGAACAAGATCACTTGCCGCTTCATCTGCCGCTTCTTTCTTTTCTGGAAAGAGTTCAAGTTGATCCCAATCATATGCATTGTATGTGGTGCGAAACTTTTCGGGAACATCTTCATCTTCAATCAATTGAGAGCCGTGTTTAGTTTCTTTCAATTGTTTCAGCATAGGTAGAATGATAGGATTCAAAGTAGAATCCATATTCCATGTATCGTAGCGATCAATCTTTACATAGACAATGCGCTTTTTGAAAGATTCGATCCAACTTAAAAAGTTATAAAGCCAAGTTTGTGGACGATCATCTATGAATTTTCTTACAGGTTGTCCTGGCACAGGATCAGGCTCTACACTACCATATGCAAGCCATTCACCAAAATTGTGAACCCAATCAGGTTTGCGTTCGAACCCGTATTCGTCCTTTTCGTTCTTTGCCCAAAAGCAAAGTTTTTCTGCTAATTGATAAGGACCAAACCAATTAGTATATGGACCGATGTAAACTTTCATGTTTTGTCTCCACTCTTTCTTTGCCTAGTAATTCTCTCGCTCTGTCTCGAACTTCAGCAGTAACAGCCCACCCATACATTTCAGGGTGAAGTAAATCTTTCAAAAAACGATAAACATCTTCATCGTTGAACGTTTTATTTTCTTCAGGCATTTTCTTTCTCCTGAATTCGAACCATAAATGGCTTATCATCAAACCATTGAGGCAATGCCTTTGGAAGTAGTTCCAATTGATAGTCATCTGGATAGTGTCTCAGTACCCACAATGCTTGTCTACGAATATCTTTTGGTACCCTTGGAGTTTTCTTTGGATCAATCAGATCATAAAGAAATTCTTTACCGCACTTGAGTGCGCGATATCGCTCATCTGGTAGAGTCATAACTATCCTCTTGAATGTGTTCTTCTTTTGTTGTGAAGAATGCTTCTACCTTTTTTTCATCAGCCCAAACTTTTGCGTAGTCATTGTCTTCATCACACAGTTGCAATGCCTCTTCTTTTGTCACAACGCGATGCGATGTGATTGTCTCACCCAAGTGTTTTTGTGAAAATTCTTTTGCTTCTTCTAGCGCAACGGTATCCAACGCCCACAGCGATTTGTCTTTACCATATCTATCAGTACCCACAGGCACTTCTACCATGTAGCGTTCGCGAAACATAGAAACTGTTTCAACAAGAACCCATTGAGTTTCTTCTTTCTTTCTCATAGTCCATGATCCATCTTTGTTATCAATCCATTCGATTGTGTCACCAGTTTTCCAACCTGCATCTTCTAGTATATCATCATTCAATGGAAGAATCAAGTCACCAGTTTCCGGATCTTCTTCCAAATTAATTATCCAAGATTTGTTTGTCATGATTACTCCTCAAATTGATATCACTATTATAACTCAGGTGTGTTGGAAAGTCAATCAATTTTTAAATGAAAATTGCCAGAAACACTAATTCGATATCCATCACTTGTAAAAAATGGATATACCATATGATAAAAATTAGAAGGAAATATTAGAATATTATTTTCCATATTTTTATCGACAGGAATCTGTTGTGCTGATATTTTTCCAAGAGTGTTACTATACAAAAAACTAAACATTCCAGCCGAGTTTAAATTAGATTCAGCACCTGGAGATGCCAAACGCTCTTCTTCCATATCATATGGAATTTTAGTCCATAAAACAAAACTTAAAATTCCGTCGTGCTTGTGTGCAGGATTAAATTCATATTTCTTTTGATAATTAACCCAACATGAAGATAATACAATAGGAACAGATTTAGTCAACACATTAAAGTTTTTAAAATAATCAAAATTACGCTCATATTCAAGGACCAAAGGCATGAATAAATTCTGAGCATATTCACGGGATTCTATCAATTCATATTCTCGTTTAATATTTCCGGCTAAGATTTTATTAAATTTCTGGCTCTCATGTAGTTCAAAATTATTTTGTATATTAGCAATTTCTGTTTTAATTGGTGCTAAATCTGAGTCTGAAAATTTAGAGCCGATGAATCCAAAATTTCTTAAATTATAATGCATAAAGTTAAAATAAATCCATAAAGTTAGTTTCTTCTGACACAAGTTCCATAGTTGAGCCTACACTTTCATCAATTTGTTTTTGCCAACGTGAGTAGATGCCCATTGTGTATCCTGTCATACCATACAGTTTTTTGTGACACCGATAAACACTACCGCTATAGCCATGAAAAAGATACCAGTCACCATCTTCTTCAATCTTTGTGCAACCACTATTCAATTTCCATTCAGCACCATCCAGAAAAGTTTCAAGCCATGATGCTAATATTTTGTATGTAGTCTGACCCTCAGTCACAAACTTCAACATTACCCATTTGTCAGGACAGTATTCCATAGTATTCTACCAGTTGTGTATGACGTTCGCCATAATAAAAAAACATGTGATAACATGTATTATAACCCAAAACGTCTTCAATGTCAACGCCATGTGTGCCTCACGAAGAGTAAGAATAGGAACATCGGGTTTGTCTTCGTCAGTCTTACCCATCAAATGATTTGTCGCTCTTGCCCAAATCAACCAAAATCTCATGTAAGCATCCTTATGAGTCCTATTGTGTCAATCGTAGTTAGCAAGAGGTAGTTAGCCAACATCCCAAAAGATTTCCGAGTAAAAGCAGCCCAAGCATAGAGACCGCAACCGATGATCCAAATAGGGTAAAGAATAAGTAAGGGCGGATTCGGGACTGTGAGAGCCATGGCAATTGAACAGCCAATAGAAATAGCCCAAGCAAACAACTCAACGACAAACCGAAAAGGGTGAGAATTCCAGTCATCTTTTATCCATTGTATAGTAGAAAATGCGAAATCAACTAACGATTTTTTCAAAATTAGAAACTTCATGTAATCTTTCAGGAAAAAAATGTTCTTCAGCAGAGTCAGAGCAAAAATCAACGTTAATATCTTTTAATTTATATTGTGGACCATAGTATAAGTAACACAATAAATCTCCTTTTTTTATTTTTATAAGTTTATCTTCTTTTATGTTAGAAAAAGGCAATAAAGTATTAATATTACATTGTAAACCAATTTTTGGATTAATTTCCATTCCTCCAGGAAGTATTAAGAAATCATGAAAGTTGTGATACACTGGTTGAATAAAATATAAATGTATTCTTTTATTACTTTTAATAATAAATGGAGTTTCAAATTTCATGTGAATTCCATTTTTAGATAAAATGTTATCAGGTCCCATCTGAATATTTAAATCGTGGGGAGTTGCTTTAAATTTTGGCCAAACCGAATAATATCTCCATCCACCATCTAAGGTTGCAGTTATTGTCATATCGCAAGGAGAATATAAACTAAAAGAATTTTTAATAATGTCTATAAATGCTGGACAATGACGTATCGATGTTGTTCTGACTAAACTATTTACAGACATTTTAAAATGTTCCATAGCAGAAAATTTAGGAATACTTTTCATCCAACTAGGGTACTCAGTTTTTTTTATAAATTCTGAAATATTTTCAAAATAATATTTTGAGGTAGTTTGTATATTTAAATCAAATTCGTTATTTTTTTTAAAAAACATATTTTTAATCCAAGTTGAACAATTCTGAGTTATTTTTTACAAAATGCATACGAATTGCATTCCATGCGTTAAATGTAATTTCAGAATCTTGTTCAACAACATGATTTTTCAAAACATTCAGCGAATGTAAAACGCGAGTAAATTCACCAACTTGACTTTCATATACAGAGTAGTCATATGGCTTTGCATATACTTTGTATTTGCTATGTCTCAATACTAAGAATGTTGAAAACAATCTTTCAACTAAGAATGGAAACATATTCAGAGTATTGTCTCTTGCATAGTTTGCACTATTGTTATAGATTTCTTTTACATCTTCAGGCAACGCATCAGTTGCAACAATAATCCGAGAGAGAAAATCAATATAATCTTTCCAAAACTCTTTACGTGCAACAAAGTAACTGCAATAACAAGTATTGTGTTCTGTCATAAATGCATTAATCACACTATTATCAAATCCAGCAACAGTCAATACTTCTTCAGCAACTTTTCTAAGTCCTTTATGAAAAAATTCGCCTTGTTCCCATACATTGTATGTTAATGAATTAACCGCTCTTGCATGATTGAAAATCCAAACATCGTTTTCTAGATTCTCATCAATAGCACGTTTAATTTCATCCGCAGAATATTTAAGTTTTGCTTCCCATCTTGGACCTAAAAATCCCCAAGCATCTAACCCATCTGTGCTACCATTTTCTGTTGCCTTTACAAAAGAGTGATATTCTCTCAGTTCAGGTTTTTCGTTTGCAGTATTATCAAATGCAGTTAGTGGAGATTGAATCAATTCAATCTGTCTAGGCTCAAAGCAAATCTGAAAAATTTTATAGTTCATATCTATTCCATTATGGCATGACCATTTGGTGCAATGTTTCCTTGCACACCAATTCGTTTTGGTGTCACTATCAATGTGTGATGCAGGTGATGATATAGCAAATGTTCAATGTCAATATATCCGCCATTGTTCAGCCGTTCATTCATATGATTAAACATATCAACGTAGGTATCGCGAATATATTCTAAATGACAAGAATCAAAACTCCAGAGTCTACTCATATATTGTAGAGTGACGCCACCAGTAATTGTAGAATTGAATTGAGAAGTATATGGACCCCGAATTACAATCTTACCTTCTTGTTGAAGATGAAAGTCATGATCAAATTCATCGGTTAAAGTATATCGCCCACTCATTTTGAAAATTCTATCGTAATGAGGTAACTTTAAATTTGTAGTTGACATTAGATCAAAGAACGATCCAAACATGACAACCTCAATCATGTTCTTCACAACATCCCAATTATCAACTTTTTGAATTTGTTTTACTGTATCTTCTTCAGTAAAATCATAGAAACGATAAATGTAATCGGATAAGATTTTCTTTTCTTCTATAGTAAGAGATTTTTCTCCACCATCCAGAAGAATGATATCTGCATTGCATTTACTTTGAATTGACTTGCATGTGTCAATCGTTTGTTGTAGTCTAGTCTCTGCATCATACACACCGTGTTTAGTGTGTATTGCAGAAGATACTAGAAATAAACTTTTATTTTGCTGGTCGCTTTGTGGACTTTGTTGCAGGTTTTCTTGCTCTTGGTTTTGGCTCATTTTGTTTCGTCACCTTCTTCAGTATTTTATCAGTCTTCAATTTGATTCTTTTAATAACTTCTTGTCCATCCATCCAGATATCTTTATTATCTAGTATGGATTTAATTTCATCTTCTGTCAAGAAGTCATCATATACACTACGTAGAATATTTTCTGACCACTTACGTTCATGCACAATGTTGTCATACATTTCTCCGCCTTTGCCTATTGCCATACCAGAGTAATTATGAAACATGAACATAGAATGTTCAGATACTTCAAAATTTTCTCCTGCTAGAAAAATCATTGTAGCCGCAGACATACATGCGCCTTCTACTGATACCACAATTGTGGCACTTGATTCTGCTAGAACTCTCATAAATTGAATTGCAGTAAATAGATCACCGCCTGGAGAATTTATGTGAATTTTAACAATGTCTGTCTCTCCTGCGTTTCGAATTGTATCAAACCATTCGGTATATTCTTTCGATTCTTCTATCGTACCACTCAGATAGAATGTATGTAATAGACCTATGGGTTTGCTGTCAACTCCTGCATCACCTGAAAGAAGATTAAGTAAACTGTTTTTCTTCATAATACTCCACTTTTGTTATTATAACATTTTTATATAGTGTTCGTCAAGTGATGAACTCCATACTTGCATATGTAATAAGAATCAATTAGATCGGAAGAAGGATTCCATTGCTTCTCAGTCATGTGTAAAACATCTTTGAGTCTAACGGAATTTTGTTCTTCAAATACCTCTTGCATTCTCTCTTTGTTTGCATTACCTTTACCGGTTGCAAATTTCTTAATCACGGTAGGCGGTACCGCAACAACTGGAATTTGAAGCATCCATAATCGGTACTTCAACACTCCCGTATTCTCTGCTATGTGAAATACTTTGCCTTTTGATCCCAACGAATAATCTTCGATGAAAACGCTGACCACACCGATATCTAATATTTTATCAATAAAGTAACTAGAAATCAAGTCATATCGATGCATACTGTCATTATACTCAAAATATTGACCATGAACATTGTCTAATGGTGAATCATCATACTTTTTGAGTTGAGTCATAAAGAAAAAATCACAATTTTCAAATTTGAATTCTTTGTCCGTATCGTAAATACAGATTGCTGGTGAGGTCATTGAATAATCAATGCCTGCAATAATCATTCATACCTCTTAGTCAAAAACTTCTTCCCATGTATAATCACCCAACCATTTAACACGACAAATGTAATTATACTCTTGAGGAGCACCGGTGCTCCAATCATTCGGACCATGCATCACTAATCTAGTAAATTGTTTTCTGCTATCAAAAACAAGCCAGTAGATATTTCCATGATATGTTTGGAACTCATATTTAGCGGCATGAACCATGTCAGTTATTTCTAGCCGTCTTCGAATGCTTTCGGCTTGTTTCTGTAACACAGTCACCAATTCCATAATTCGATTATACTCTTGTTGTCCGTGCATACGGGCAACATTAACCATTATGTCCTTTTGTTTTGTGATTGGTATAAGATCAAACGCTGGTCCGCCAACTTCAGTCGGATAAGGTGTTGCGTTTCTATTAAAAAACGCAACAACTGAGTTACCTATATTTGTATCGTAACTATCTCTACCTTTTGCTGAGTTGGATTTTTCTTCCATTTTTTAATCTTTACCTTCCCACTTCCACTCATCGTCATCTAAGCCTTCATCGGCTAATTTATCCCAATCATCATCAGACCATTCACCCAAATCTTCTTGCTCAGTTACGTTTGTGTCTTCAAGTTTACTTCCACAAAATGTGCAAGTTGATGGTGGATCTCTTAATTCTGGTCCTGCAACGTTATATTCAGAACCGCAATCTTCACAAAATACTGTGTAATGTGCCATATGTTTTAATTCCTCTTATTCATACATTACTGTTGTAGAGTCTCCTAATGCCCACTTAGGATTTTGTTCTACAACATATTTCTTAGTGCAAACCTTAAAGTCCGGAAACTTCAGTTCTTTAGGATTGCTTGCCGCATCATGAAATATACAGCGATTATTTGGCTGTGCCGCATACTGACCATTTTCAAGTTCTAAAAAGTTATATGATTTATGGTCTTCTGGATTTTCACTATCTCCCATATCTAAGTATTCATCTGACGCACAATTGTCAACAGTAAACATGTAGTTGCCAGGATACCATTGTTTATCTTTTGCGTAAAATTTTCCACTCAGATTTGCTAAAAACGATTTTTGTATTACTGTGAAATCATAAGATAAACAATCCCATATCTGTAAATAATCTAGAGGTAAAAATTTATCTCTATCTAAATTAGAATTTCTGCTTACGTAAGCATCTAATGGAAGTTTATCATACAATGCGCCATACTCAGGCAAATAAGATTCAATGAAAAATGCTCTACGGCTCATTGACTTGATTGATACCCAAATACACGGCACATATTCTCCATGACCTTTTTCAAAGTCATAGAGATATTCTTTTCTTATGTAACAACGAACTCTTGGTATATTGCCAACTAAAAACATTTAATTGCACCAAGACTGTTTTGCATCGCCAAAATATTCTCTAGCGAAACCATTACGAATTAATTCCGAACGAAGGCTTGTTCCATTCAGAATGATATCTCCCAATACACGACCACCGAACTTGTCCCAACCGTAGAGTATAACCTGATGTTTTTGTGTAGTTGCAACTGCATTCTTTGTGAATGCGCTTGCGGCTTGTCCTCGTTTTTCTTCAGAAGGACATTGTGCGCGGTGTCCTTTTTCTGGTGTGTCAACTCCATAGATTCTAACCGCAAGTTCAGGCTTGAGTGGTGCGGGAAGAAAGGGAGCCGCTATGACAATTGTATCGCCGTCACTTACACGAACGATCTTAGCGTCATAGGTTGCACCCTGTGGTGTTTTTTGTGCATGTGCTGGAACTACAATTGCAATCAGCAAAGCAAAGAACATGTATAGTTTCATATTATTCTCTCTTTTGTAATAGTTTTATATTTAACACAAAGTTTTCAACAGTCAACTTTGTGATTGTCGCAAGCATTGCGACTTGTTTATCTATCTGCCAAGGTTCATTAAAATTTTCTAAAACAGAAGATGCTACTAATTTATATGCATCATCTTCGCTAATATTTAACATCCCCCAATCGATAGGGTCTTCTACTTCGACTTCTTTAGCCAATTCAATTAGAGTAGAGACTTGCATCATAATATTTCCTTCATCGTATTTTTGCTAAATTTAATTTGACAAGTAATGTTAGCCACATCCAACCCACATCAAACTCCCACCACTTCTTACTTAGTTTAGGGTTTGCTGGATCTAGGTGATGATTATTATGTAGTTCTTCACCACCAATGACAAGACCGAAAAAACTAATATTTTTACTATTGTCTTTCGTGTCTCCGTTTCGATAACCCCAAAAATGTCCGATTCCATTGATCACTCCGGCTGCCCAAAATGGTATCCATATCATTTGTATCGCCCATATGGCGATGCCGATACTACCAAACAAAGTAATATTACCTAAAAGCAAAACCAGTATACCCAAAAAAGCATACTTACTATAAACGTTACGCTCCATCCAATCATCAGGAGTGCCAATTCCATATGTGTCTACCATTTCTTTATCTTTTGATGCATGATTATACAAGAATGCACCTTTAAATAAAACTGTCCATATTCCAAACACACGCGGACTATGTGGGTCACCATCTTGTTCAGTAAATCTATGATGTTTACGATGAACAGCAACCCACTCTTTAGTGATCATACCAGTTGTTAACCATAACCAAAAACGCATGAAGTGTTCTACAATAGGATTGAATTGAATCCCACGATGGGCTTGACCTCTATGTAGAAAAAGTGTAACGCAAATGATTGTAATATGGGTGCATAACAAAAGATATATGATTTCTATCATTAGGCGGCCTTGCCCCAAACTTCCTCCCATTTACCAGTCAAAGCACCTTTTGCATAATCTGTTGCACGATTCTCAAAGAAATTAGTGTGAGTTGGTGCGTTAATCATTTCTTCAACCCAAGGTAGAGGATTCTTCTTAACTTTGAAGATGCCTTTCATACCTAGAGAAATCAAGCGGCGATCTGCAATGTATCGAATGTATTGTTTAACTTCTTCATTAGTAAGACCTTCCATTTTATTCATACCAAATGCAAGATCAATAAACTTATCTTCTAGTTGAACCATTCTTTCTGCAATCGTGTAGATTTTTCCTTTGAGTTCATCATTCCAAATCTCGCGATTTTCTTCTATGTATGTTCTAAACAGTTTAATCATTGACTCTGCGTGTTGTGTCTCATCAACAATTGACCAAGTAACAATCTGTCCCATACCTTTCATCTTGCCTGTGCGAGGAAAGTTTAACAACATGATGAATGAGGAGAACAACTGCATACCTTCAGTAAATGCAGAGAACACGGCAATATGTGTAGCAGTAGATTCTGTCGTTCCATTTTTCGAAGAGATGTTCAAAACATATTCGTGCTTCTCTCTCATTTCAGAATACTCTAAGAATTCTGCATACGTGGATTCAGGCATACCTAATGTCTCAATCAAATGAGAGTATGCGGCAATGTGTAACGCTTCTCTGGCGGCAAATCCCATCAACATCATGCGAACTTCAGGTTGAGGAAAGTATGGAAGATAGTTATTTACATAGCCACCAGCAACGTCAATGTCCCCTTGTGTAAAGAAACGAAAGATGTTTGTGAGAAAACGCTTTTCTTCATCAGTTAATTTTTTCTTCCAATCTTTTACATCTTCTGCCATAGGCACTTCAGTATGCAACCAATGAGACTGTTCGTGCTTTAGCCAAGCATCGTATGCCCACGGATAATGAAATGGCTTAAACGAATCTCTTGTATCCGTCAATCGTGTTTCTGTCTTTTTAATCATTTTTCTCTTTTCTCTACTAATACGATTTTTCTGCCTGGAAAGTTTTGCGTAAAATATTCAACAATGTCTTCCATTGATTTACCTTGAATCATAAACGTTTCGGTTTCTTTATTCCAAACATAAATCTGGTTATTGATAAGTTCAGTATTACAAATTATTGGTGGCTTGATTGAATTCAAATATTCTTGTTCAATCAATTCACCTCCATGTTCTTTTGGTTCTTCCTCTTTTACAACTCGAATACGAATTCGAGATAGAACAAACATTACACTAAAAAATATAACAGCCCATTCTAATGGTGTCATAATCAACCTTCACATGCAAGGCACGTATCGCCTTCAATAATTGCTTTCATATCAAGTTCTTTAATTGCTTCACGCTCAATGCGCTTTGCAACTTTATCTGCTTTACCAATCTTTTCAGAACGGCAGTAATAAAGTGTTTTGAGTCCTTGCTTCCATGCCATGAAATGAACAGCATGAAGATACTTCACATTAACATCAGGTCTAAAGAACAGATTGAGGGACTGCGCTTGGTCAACGTAACTTTGTCTGTGAGCCGCATGATCCACAAGCCATCTTTGGTCAATCTCCATGGAAGTTTTGAATACATCCTTTGTCCATTGATCGAATAGTTCCAAGTGCTGAATTGATCCGTCGTTAGCGATGATTGAGGACCAAATCTCATTGTAGTCGTGTTTATCATCTCCATTACACTTCTCCTTAATGATATTATCAAGGTACTTATTTTTGTTTAGTGACGAGCCGCTGAGTGTATCTTGTCTATAAGCATTTGCACGGAAGGGTTCAATACTTGGCGAGGTGTTGCCCATAATAATCGAACTGCTTGCGTTAGGAGCAATAGCCATAACATGACTAAAACGCTTGCCAGTACCTTCCGCGTCAGGTGCTTCTCCTCTTTCATTGCCCAATTGAAGATTTGCTTCATCTAGTCCCTGGCGAATGTGTTTAAAGATTTTAATGTTTGTGCCTGTTGCTTGTGCAGATTCAAATGGTGTGTTTATTTTCTGTAGATAAGCATGAAATCCTAATGCACCAATGCCAATTGAGCGTTCTCTTGTTGCAGAATATTTTGCGCGTTTGACTGTAGATGGCGCATGATCAATAAAGTATTGTAACACATTATCTAGCATCTCTGCAACATCACGCAGAAATTGTTTATCGTTTTTCCATTCATCAAAGTATTCAAGATTCAATGAAGATAGACAACATACTGCGGTACGTTTCTTATCTGTAGGAAGAATAATTTCAGAACACAAATTGCTTTGACGAATTGACAACCCAAGTTTCTTTTGAAACTCTGGCATTGCACGATTGCTTGTATCAATGAAGTGTATGTATGGTTCACCTGTTTGCATACGAATGTCCAGCACACGTTGCCAAAGTTCTTTTGCAGAAACAACTTCACGAACAGTACCATCATGTGGGTCTTTGAGTTCCCATGAATCATCCGCATCTTTATCAATCATGCAACGTTCAATAATCTGCATGAAAGAATCTGGAATGTTAATGCCGTGATGTAGATTCAATGTGCGAAGATTGGGATCGCCCGTTGGCTTTCTCATTTCTAAGAAGAGAAGAATATCAGGATGGGAAATATCCAAGTAAGTAGCATAACTGCCTCTACGGGTTCTACCTTGCCTGTAAGCAAGAGAAGAAGCATCATAAGTGCGTAGATGAGGCATAACGCCAACAGATTTATCGTCAGACGAACGAATTCCAATTCCAATCCCTACACCTCCTCCCAACATGCTTAGCCAGTTAACTTCTGATAGAGTGTCAACAAGACCTTCAGCGGAGTCATCAAGATATGGTAGAAAACATGATATAGGCAGACCACGCTTAGACCTACCAAAAGATAAAATGGGAGTAGAATAAGAAAGCCAATGTCTAGAAGAATACTCATAAAGCCTTTGCGCGTGTCCACTATCTGTCCCAAAAGCCTTAGAAACATATGCAAATCTCTCCTGTGGCGAGTTTTCATCCTCGCGCATGTAACTCTCTTTTAATCTCTTAATTCCTAGTTCATCAAATAGTTGATCCCTATTATAGTCTACTTTAATTCCGTTTACAGTACCAGTTGTCATTCTTGCTCTCTTATTGTTTTAATCATTGGAAAAATTTTACTAATCACTTCAGCACATGCTTTAGCGACCTCGATATGTTCTAACTGTGTTCCGTTTTCGGAACGCAAGTCAATATAATGTACCCATGAACGGAGAGTTCCATTCACATACAATCTTGAGACTGTGTTACCTTCTGGTAGCACAACTCTTGCTTGTTCTTTTGCTATACCATTCTGTATAGCCCATTCATACGCATGTTTAGCCGCACGAATCACATGTTCTTGTTTTACTTCCCACGCACGTTGAAATGTATCGTCACTTATTGCGATGCTGTTTTGTCGATTTTTTGTATCTTGCAATCGTGCTTCTCTAAGAACGAAAGAGAGTTCTTGAGTAGGGTCAGCATATCGTTGGGAGAACTCTTGAAAGGAGAAGGATCGATGGCGTAGTAATTGTCTTGCAATGTCTCTTGTGGTTTCAACTTCAAGACAGGCTGAGACCATTTCCAACGGTGACCAGTGTTTGTGTTTGATGAGGTATTTGATGAGTCTTTCTGAAGACTCGGTATTGGACTGATTGCTTGGATTCGATACACGGGCGCAGTAGGCCACCAAGTCTTGTGCTGATAGTAACTGTTCAATATCATTGTCGCTTTCCTTATCGATCTGTGAATAACTAACCAATCTAACTTTCATGTCATTCTCCAATTATTAAATTCAAGTAGTGCTTGCGGTCCGAAAAAAGTATTTTTATTTATTGTATGGATGATTTCATCCTGCGTTTTTCCTGCAAGTACCATATCATTAATATCTTTTTCTTTTACGTCTTTGGGCCAGATACAAATTGACGCATTTGCATCAATTGCAACTTTCATTTCTCGAACAATCTCTTTGTTGCGAGGTTCATTATCATACACTAAAACTATGCTTCCGTCAATCTTATCCAGTGCATATTTGAGATTAGAGTTACCAACCGCAACCGCATTAGGTAAGAATAAACTATCAATAGGACCTTCAGTCACAAAAACAGTATCTTCTTTATCTATACCATTCATGTTGAATAAGAAAGGCAAATCGTCTTTAATCTTTACTACAACGTATCTTTGCTTTTCATTTCGCATTGCGCGACACGATAAGCCAACTAGATTATCTTCCTCATCATAAAAAGGCATGACAATTCTAGGTTCATTCGTGACAAGTTTTTCCTCATAACTTGGTGCAAGAATTTTTAACTTCGACACATCATCTACATAGTAGAGTAAATTATATTTGTTCTCTGGAATCTGTCTAGATTTCACATAACGAATTGCTTCATGCGATTCGGGTAATGATGAAAGTGCAACCAGAACACCTTTGAACGTTTCAGTTTTGTTGCTACCAAAAGTAACAGGCTTGAAAACAAACCCATGATCTTTATGTGCTTTACGCCCTGTCTCGCCGGACTTATATCTATCCAAACTGTATTCTTTATAGAGTGCAGGATCAACTGCTTTGATGAGATTTCCAAGAGACATTGATGCGGCACAGTTGTGACATTTAAAGTAAAGTCCACCCTTGCCTGCGAATACATATCCGCGAGCCTTGTTCTTGTTTGTTTGGGAGTCGCCACAGATAGGGCAACGAAAGTTGTATAAGTAATCACCCTTACGGGCAAACTTATCTAATTTAGGAGACAATGCCCCTATAAATTTCTGATCGATCCACATGCTCATAGTATAAATCCATTATCTTCATATCAACCTTAACACCGTTGATTATACACTCATCTGAGTGAAATGTCAAATTATGTTAATTAAACAACTTGGATAACATATCTAGGTTAATATGGGAGAATACCCATGCCAATGCAACAACACCACCGGCAGCCATCCACTTCCATTGTAGGATTTTTTTCAATTCTCTATCTTCCACTTTGTTGTGTTCCGCTATATCCTCGCGCAATGACTTAATTTCATCCATGATTCTGCGCTCAGTTAATTCTAACTTATCTGTTAGATTTCTATCAACTGTTGTGATTCTAGAGTGTAGTTCTTTTATATCGCTCAAGGTATCCTTCTTACGCTCGTTCATGTCATCGTAGATTTGATTTACCATGCGGTCGTGGTTAGCCACCAGTTTTTCAATAACTGAATCCATCTTTTTGCAAAGATCGGTTATGTTAGATACTTGTGTCTTCAAGACTTCAACATCGACCTTAAGATCGACAACATCGGTAGACATAGTTACTTCTTCTGACCTGGAACTTCTGTGCCCTCAAGTTTCTTGTGGACTTTCATTTCCTTACAGTCTTGTTCAGGCTTGCCTGTTTTCTTGTCAACTACGACCTTGCCGTCTTTGCCAATCTTATCAATACAAACTTTTTTTGTTTCTGCGGCGAATACTGTGGACGCCATGATCATCATAGCGATTGCAACTAGTTTCTTCATAATTCTTTTTCCTCTGCTTTAGGTAATGGAGTTCCATAAACTCTTCTATTTATTGGAACATAGTAGTTTTGTTGTTGCGTATTTTGAGGTTGGGTGTTTCTATTTGCAAATTTTTCTGATGCAGTCACACCTAGTCCTGCGATTGCAATATAAATCATGCCCTCAAATACATTTGGCGATACGTTATAGTCCCAAAATAAATCTGCTACGAAAGCAATGCTACAAAGAATGAACGCAAGAAAGGTTATGACACGCTTACTACTAAGTGTGCCATTGTGTCCATCAAGTAGCATTGTCCTTAATTGCATTGTTTAAATCTCAGGATGTGGAGGCTGAACCGGTGCAGGTCTACCGCCAAATCCAGTATTAACGCTAGGATTAAATGGAGGAATTTCATCAACGCTCATTGGTCTTCTCATGTTAGCGTCTGCACCACCGAAGCCACCAAAACTTCCTCCGCCAAAACCGCCACTTCCGAAGTTTTGCTCTTTGGGTTGCACCGGGGGTGTTGTCATCGCCTTTTTCGTGGCTTCAAAGTTTTCATTTGCCAACTTTTGTGCAGTAATCATTGCCTCTTGATCTTCTTTCTTAGTACCGGCAAGCATAATGCCTGATAGTGTACCAGTTAAGAATGTTGCGATAGGTACAATCAACTCAAAGAACTTTTGATCGATTGGTGAAATAGCATTCAGAGGTTGTGTTACAAAAATCAATGAATATAGAACAACGAATACAATGCCAGTTAGTGTGAGTGATAAGCAAACGCCAATAAAAAATTTTAAGCGCGCCATCAGTTGGTCGTCAGTATACACGAATGTACCACCTTTCTCAATATTATCTTCCACAGTTTACTCCTTGTGTTGGTTGAGTGCCTTGCGGCAATTGATCGGTAGGCGGTCCTAATCTAGGATCGCGCTGTCCTTTAAATACGTGTTCGGGACACGTTCTTGTCACATCACACAAAGGTTTTTTGCACATATCCTTTTCCCAATTCTGTGGGTCTTGGCAAGGATATCTAAATCTATCTCCTCCAAATATTGCGATTAATAATGGTAATACGATTAGAATTGCTAACCACTTGAACAATTTTCTATCGTTAGGTACGCCTGCTGACATTTAGTGCTCCAATACATGTAGGGCGTGTTCATAGTGTTTAATTCGGTCATCAAGTCCAATGGTGCCACCATTGATACGCTTAGTTAATGTTACAATGTCGCCTTTATCAGCCCATTGATTTAGTTTATTTGTTTCCCAGAACCAACATGCAGACTGAGCCGCACCTTCAAAAGTTCCAAGATACTCGGTTGCTTCTTCTGGAGAAATTTCCAACGAAGCCGCGAACCAAGAATAGTTTTGCTTGCCTGTAAGTTGAATCAATCCACGACCACGATATTTGTATCCATCGCCTGACGCTTCATCTCCATTGCCCATGCGACTTGCATAGACTTTGTTTGCAATTGCTTCTTGCTTATTAGGCATTGATGCATATCTTTGTGCGGTAGCATCATCGGGGAAATACTTAGGAAAAATCTTTCTAAGTGTTGCCGCTTTGTAGTTTAAATTCTCGGTGAGAATCATAAAGCCCGCCGATTCATGTGAACATTGTGCAATGAATGCGGCCATACGTTTTGGCGTGTTAATCTCATAATCAGGAAATAGTTGCACCAATGCATTGTGCCAATTTTGAACGTAGGGATTTTTAGGCAGTAATTGTTTTAGTTGTTCTAGCGTCAAATCCATTATTTGTTTCCCTTCTTAAAATCCTAAGATATTTTTCTTAGGAGGTTCTATTGTTACAGTCTTTGCTCCTTGTTGGAGTTGCTGTAACAACATAATACCTGTTGCGCGAACCGCGGGGTCTGCACTCTTTGTCATTTCAATCAACGCATTTACTTTCGCAGTTTCGTTGATTGTATTATCTTTGCTAATTGATTTCTGTGCGTCAACATAGACTGTATAATCTTTTGATGTTGCACAACCTGTTAAAATCATTAGAGATATGCTTAATAACATGATTTTTCTCATTTTACATCCTCGAATATTTTCTTTTGTTCCGTGTACCATTCGGTCCACCCCTCAACTTTATTTGCACATTCATAGTGTAATCTATAATTTTCTACCACAACTTTTAACATATCTGTAATAGAAACTTTATCTCCCGACAATAACTTAAGGTCTTCGCATTGTTTCATTAATGCTTCTGGTGCAGGAGGAAAATTACGTTTGACTGGTGTAGTGACTGAGCAACCAGTTATGAACAATAATGAAATTGCTACAATGATTGTTTTCATTTCTTATTGCTCTTCATTTTATTGATAGCATCATTATGAATGTTTACGATTTCATTTGGTATAGGGCAGTTCTCAATAAACTTAACCACTTCTTCTCTCTTTACCACTTCTCTATCAATATACTTAACAATCTCATCGCCTTTTTCTTTTACGATTTTGTCTTTATATACAATCTTCTCAACAATTTGTGTATTCTGTTGCGCCGCTTTTGCTTCGGATTGTGCAACTTTAACTTCCAATTCTTTTACTCTTGCCTGCCACACTTCTTCATTTGATATCGCGCCAGACATATATGTACCAATTGCAATGAGAATAATTGATACAACTTGAATTGGTGTTTTATACATGTAAATTGCAGGCACAAAACGCATGACAAGGGACGCTATGAATCCTATAATTCCTAGAAAAAATATAGCATAAAAAATCCAGTATGGTAACCAACTCAAAATCCACATAGTTAACCCTCTTAGACTGTTAATTTTTGATTGCTTGTCATAAAGTTTTTCTTTCTCATGACTGTCTTAGCAACCAAATCTAATTCTTCTGAATCTCTATCCCATTTCAAAACAAACGGCATATTAATATCAGATTGCATATCGTTAATAACTGCTTCAGCATCAGGTCCTAGTTTAGGAATCTTTTTGCCGTGCTTTTCAAATGTCTTTTTAAATAGTGCAGTTAGTTCATCGGTAGTGATCTGCTTTTTATTTCTTTCGTCATTTACTCTATCTAAAAAGTGTCGAGTAAATCCTACATCAATACCAATCGCTTTAAATAACTTATCTGCATATTGTTCAATGCTTCTTAAATCTGCTTGAGTTACTTCTTCGTTTAACTCTGCCGGCGCGAATGATTCAGTAAACATACCGCTACGACCATATCGTAAAAATGTCATTGCGTGTGTTTGACTATCTTGAATAATGATAGGACGTTTTGGATACTTGCGCCCATATTCGCGAATAGCATTGCCTATCTCATCATTGCCAACATACTTTTCGTATTTGAGATATTTCTTTTTGCCAAGTCTCGCTTGATTGAATCTCTGCGTGTCAACAACGAAAACATCATTGTTAGCAAATCTACGAATGAAAGCGGCTTGTGATTTTTTGCCCATTGGAGGATCGCCTGTAGTGCCAGCAACATTTGCGCCAGTCACATTAGCAATCTCTTCGGTAATCATTTCTTTGTCTTCAAAGTATCTTAGAAAATCTTCCTCGATAGTTTCTTCGTTAATATTCTTAACGTCTTCTTTCAGCAAATACAATGCGGCCGCATATGATGCAAATCTTGTTTTACCAAAAGGAAGTTTTTCTAAAACTCTTTTTAGTTTTAGAATGAGTAAATCAAATTTAGTGAACGATTCATCTTGTGTAGTAGAACGCTTCTCTGGAGGAACAATAATATTTCCTTCCGCATCAATGACGCCCGTAGCATAAGCATTCCATTCATTGAATGGAGTGGTAAACAGTCTTAGTATTCTATACACTAAGTAAATGTTAATCAGGTTAGTCATTTATCGTTTTTTCCAATTTGTTATACAAATACAAATCTAACACTTCTGCGTCTGTCAAATCTACATATTTTAAATACACAAAAAAAGCATTCAATACGTCATGGTCCTTTTTATCAATTTTGAACCACAACATATTTACAGTTGCTTCAACACCAAAAACATTTGAAAGAGAGATGATATGATTCAGTATCAATCTCTCTTTCAGTTCACTCTTATCAACATACTTATTAATCAGTCTCTTAATATACTTAATAATTTTTAAATCATCAAGAAACTCAAGAACAGATATGCAATTAGGATTTTTGTAGTTGCTTACTGCGTATTCATCAAAATTATCATTATTCAATTCAGTCATTTTAGAAGTTACTCAAAGACGCCCTCATAATTGTTGATGCATTAACTGCAACGTAGATATAATTTGTATCCCACGTAATAGTTCCAACACCCCAACCAACCGCGGTATTATTAGATGATGCTGGTGTTTGCGCTGTGCGAACACGAATTGCATCGGAGTTAATATCAAGTGCTTCTGTTGGAGCATTTGTCATAATACCAATTGCATCTGCTGATGCATCAACAAATAACATGTTTGCTTGATTGTCTGATTCAATTCTTGTATCAGAGTCAGCACCATCTTCATTGATAACTGTGCCGCGAGTAAGAACAAGTCCTGTAGCCGCGTCTAATGTTAATGTGTTTGCAAAAACAGTAGCATCACCAGTTGAACCAAAGTTCATTGTGGTGTGCGTTACTGCTGAGGTTTTGCCGAACAAGTCTTCAACCGAAATCTTTTTAGATACGGGTGAGCCTGCTGGATCATCAATGATTAAGAGCAAATCTGTGTTTGCTGGTGCAGTCAATGCTGTTAACTGCGTTACTTTTTTATCTGCCATTTGTTTCTCCTAATTTTATAAACCCAATTGAATGGGAATGCTACTCCTGGGACTCAGGTCAAAATGGGGACTTGCGTCCCCACCCATTAAGAAATTGTCAATACTGCGTTTGCGGATACTGTGTTTGCAGTAACGCCTGCGGATGACAACTGAACGCGATAGATAGAACCGCTTCCGGCAACGCTGTTGTTTGCGATGTTTAGAGTTGCGGTTGTAGTATTGCTGTATGTGCCAGTATTTGTCAAATCGCTGAATGCTACGTTAGCATTAGCGGCAGCCTGCCAACGATAGTTGATTGTTGTGCCAACTGGTAGAGTCGATGCAACAACTGTGAACGATACTGCGCTTGCGGCCGCAGCCGTATTGCTAGATGGCTGTGTGTTGATTGTAATTACTGTGTCTGGATATACAGTATCTTCTGCGTCTGCTGTGTATGAAGACGATGCAACTAGAACCTCGCGTTTTGTGCGAGTTACGCTGTGCATATCAGTATACGTGTTTACATATACCCAACCTGGATCGGTTGTTTGTGCAACGGCTTCAGTAGAATCAACACCGTAAACTTTGTCGATTGCCTGAATTGTTGCGCCTTCAGAGGCTAAGAATTTTGGTGAATCTTGACCTGTAATTGTCTGACCAGACGAATTCGCTGTAGACCAAGACGGAGCAATAGTAATAGCAACGTTACTAGAAATACCAGTAACTTTGTATTTTGCGCCGCCTGATGTGATGATCGCATCACCGACTTCTAATTCAGTATCAAGTGCTGTTCCTGAACCTGTAACAGTTGCAGATCCGTTAACGAACGAAACTGTACCTGTGATTGAGAATGAATCTCTGCTTCCCCATAGTGCCATGGTGTTCTCCTTTGTTAATATCCTAATTTTCTAAGTTGTGAAATGGTATTCATACTATTTATATGTCGAACGGCAATGCCTCCTGCTGATTCCCATTCTCTGCAATTTTTATCATAATCATCGATTAAAACATTCGGTTTTCCCCCAATCATTGCAAATTTCTGTTTATCTTCTCTAGGCACCAGATTAATCTGTTCAACGTTACCTAAATGCTTTTTAACCCATTCAATCTTTTCGGGTTTGCACGTAGGCATATGCTTTGAGGGTGTAGACAGAATATAAGGTCCGTAGGGACGAATGAATCTCCATAATGTCATTGCATCAGACATAGGTTCGAGATTTGCCCAAAATTTAGGCACTTTTTTAAGTGCTTCCCACTTCACATCTTTTTCCGTATGCTGAAATGGTTTGAGTCCTTGTGAGGTTAACGCTTTATTAGCGCCATCCATAAAATTCACAAGGACTTGATCCATGTCGCAATAAATTTGAGGCAATTCGTTCATTTATTTTTCTTCTTTTAATTCCGGCTGAATCTCTACGGGTTCTTGTTTGCCCGAAAGTTTATCTCCAGATTTGACTGATTTATTTTTATCTTTTGCAGTCGCTTCTTTTTCTTTCTTTGCTATTGCTTCAGCAAAGAGATCGTTAATATTTTTATCATCGTTCTCCGCCATTTTCTTTCTAGCGGCTAACGCGGCTAACTTTGCACGTTTAGCGGCTGCCTCTTTATCATGTGGCTTGTCACTTGGCTTAACGTCTTTATCGTATGCATCACTTTCGCCCAATTGAATTTCTTCGATATACATGTTTAACTCATATGGATTCTGCCCACCTTTGTTATACACTTGCATTTGAAGTGCTTTCTTTACAGGTTTACCATTCTTATCCATCAACGTGATAGAATATGAATTTGTTTTACCTTCGCTTGGCTTACGTGGACCCGTAGCAACTTTATCGTGCCAATCGTCCATGTTTACTTGATAGCCGCGCTTCTCTGCTGTTTTAATTGCATGTTGAACTGCTGTAGAAAAGTCTTTGTGATAAAGATCATAATCAGACTTTGCTTCATCAATTTCAACTTCTTCTTTTTGTGATGCGCTTTGTGCTTTACCTTTTACAAGTCTACCTTTTGCTTGTACCGCAGCCAAACGTGCCGCTTTTTCGTTATGACCAGGCATTAGACTTGTCATTGGCACTTTGCCTTCAGGACCTTTACGTTCGTTTTCGGGATTGTCATATCCTTTACCCTTAACGACTGCTTCGTTTGTAGAAACGTTTCCTACTGTTTTGATTTTAACGTCTGCTTTAATGCCTAATTTTTCGAATGCTCTTTTAAACTTATCTGCAAGTGGCTTACCGCCTTGCTTGAATTCTTGTGGCATATCTTCTTCATTGCGTAGTTTTGCTAAGTCAGAACCATCAATCTTACCATTCTTGTTTTTGTCTAACGCTTTTTGCTTTGGTGATAATTCTTCGTTCTTCGTGCGATTGACGCGATTCTTTGCAAGACCAGAAACAAACTTAATACCTGCGCCAGCAAGTTTTTCTAAGGTAGGTTTATCTAACTTGTCGAGCATAGCAGTCAACTTCTTATAACTATCTCCTGATGGATCAACAGTATTGATTTTAGAATACTCCGCTTTCAATCTAGCAATTTGTGCATCTGAGAATGATTCTTCAAGAGGATCGAATTCGCTCTTAATTGATTGCTTTTTCTTAGAAAGTGCTTCACGCTCTTTGGCTTGCTTGATACGCAACTGAGCCGCTTGCATTGTGATCTTCGCTCTGTCTGCTGTTGCTTTTGCTTTATCTGCTTCAGACCCTTTGATTGAAGTTCCACCACCAACTGGTGCTTCTTGCATATCTTTAGGCTTCTTGCCATCTTTCTTCATTGCAATTGCAATAGCCGCTTGCTGTGCTGGTGAAGATGCCTCATTCTTAGGCACACAGTTAGGCACCATCTTGCCGCCCTTCATCTTCATACCATCTTGCACATGTGTATCCCAACAGGCTTCATCAACATTCTCCAGTTCTTCTTCATCATCTTTTTTCTTTTTCTTTTCGTCTTCTTCTTCATCGTCCATCTCGTCTTCGGACTCACTTACAGGCTTACCATCTTTATAATCTACAGTCAACCACTTTTTAGTTCCAGATTTTTGTAGTTTGTTAGATGAGTCTGCTTTGTCTTCAGGATGAACCTGTTCATCTTGTCCTTGATGCATAGCGTCTAACTGGCTGAAGAATTCTTTCTTTTCTTCAGGCGAAAGATCGCCCAAAGACTTGATGCCTTTCTTTGCCATAAGTGCTTTGACTTTGGCTTGATACTCTGTTTCTTCTTTCAATCTGCCTTTGATTAAATCAAGAAGGCTTGATGGTATATTAAATTTATCTGCAAGTGACATGTTTATTCCTCTCTGATTTCTAAAATCAAATTTCCTCTACCTTTTAAAATTCTATGATAAGTTTCTTTCAGAATCTTATACTCTTTATTCTTCTCTAGTATGAATGGTAGTAAATCATCAAACTGTAATTTCCAATCTTCTCCAGACATAACTGTTATAATTCTTGTTCGCTTATCTCTGTGCCATATAAGTTCTTTATCATCAATGTCTTTATTAAACTTTCTAATAAATCGACCAACATCAATCGGTTTGTCGTTATATGGGTTACCAGTAGAAGTTTCCGCCACCGCTTAGTCCTAATTGTTTAGCATAACGTGGTGTGTTGCAAGCCCAATATGCTGCCGATGTTCTATCTTTCTGCATATCACATTGGTGTCTTGCGGCGAATGATTTTCTTGCTTCTGGATCGTTCAACTTAACTGAAAGTCCTGTTGTATCGCCCCATGTAACTTTCTTAATGCCACCGTCTGGCTTACGAACGTAAACGTAAAACTTCTTAGGACCACCACGCTTTGGTTGATTTAGAGGAGGGTCTTTTTCTTCCTCTTCTTCATACATTGGGCAATCAAGTGGAACAGGCTGATCTTCGTAAATATCAAACTTACCAATATCAGTTTCTTCTAAAAGATATTTGTCCCAACCTTGTAGTTGAAGTGTGCCTTCTTCGTGCAGTCTTCTTGCTTCACGATAGAGTTCAAAATAGTTCTTAGAACCAACGCGAAATACATTCTCACTCAGAGGCACTTGATTATCAAAGTGCCAGTGTAATGCTTCGTCTATTTTAGTAAATTTTTTAAACGGTATCATCTTTTTTCTCTGGTTGCGAAATCTCTTGCTTTGGTGCAGAATACTTAGCAGTAATGATTTCGATGCCTTGACCTGGAGTATCTTTACTATACTCAATTCTCATTTTGTCTGTTCCCCATTCGAGTGCTTCAGCAAACTTTGAGAATTCTTCGTTCTTCTTTACTTTAGATGCTAAGTCACTATCAGCACCACCCCAAGTTCCTTTGCCCTTGGTGATGAATGAGTTCACTCTAGCGAATGCCCATTGCTGTGGAGTTGTTCCTGGACGATGCCCACCTTGCCATGCCGCCATACCACGGTCATAAACCTTCTTCAAGATGCCATATGGTATGCCTGACTTTTCTGATTTCTTTTGTAGTCCTTCGATTTCTTCGAATAACTGACTTACTTCTTCGTAAAGATCACCAAACTCTTCTTTGTCCATTGAAAGATATGTTTCTTCCATTTCCATTTCGAATTCATCTTCTGAGCCAGTGTATTCGCCTTCGTCTTCTTCACCATCTTCACCTTCGTAATCATCAAACTCACCTTCAAATTCGAGGTAGTCTGTTACGCTTTCAATGTAATCAGTTGCCTTTGTGATTTTTGAAAGAACCCACGCTTCTGGCTCTTCATCCATGCCATCTAGAATCTGTGCAAGATAATCTACGTCTTGCGCTAGGTTTGCAACTTCAATTTGTGCCATCTGCAAACCATCAACCTCTTCCCAATCTTCTTGTTCTAACAGATTTAAACTCTCTGTGTGTAATTTCTTACCAGTTACTTTTGCAAGCAACTGAAGTGCCTCTGCATTTTTCTTTTCTGCAATGAGTTTCTTCATTTCAGCAATTTGTTGTGGTGTTGCTTTTTGGAAGAATTCAAACATTTCCATAACACCAATGTTGCCTTTGTAGACAAGTTCATTTAAGTCAACATCTTCTTTTTGCAAAGTCTGCTTTGTCATTCTGAACAATGAATCTGTTGACAACACCATGTCAAGTAACGTCTGTAGCAAGTCTTGTGTTGCTTTGCGCTCTGCTGGATTCAATGCATCACCAGAATTTAATTTGTCAACTGAACGCTTGATTGTTGTCAATAGTTTTGCATCAGCGAGTCCCATACGAACCAACTGATCTAATCTTGATGTTGATTTTCTATCTGAAGATTCACCAAACATCTGCTTATATTTTTTAGTGTGCTTTGACTGAGGCATATCTTTTTCTCTTGCCTCTTTATCTCCAGGTGCATCTGCATACGCTGAAGTGTCGGAATCAGACTTCGGTCCCATTTGTTTGAAATGAGCATCGCGTCTTTCTTTAGTGTCTTTGTCTAAGCCTTTATAATACTTCGCTGGCTGTGTTCCTGACTTACCTGCAACGTCTTTATCTTGCGGCAATTTTGCTTCAACAAAAAGAGTAAACATATCATTTAAGTTCACTTCTTCTTTTTGCATTTTCTTCGCCATTAGGCTTTGTCTACGCTGTAGGTCTACTTTTCTAACTTGAGGAACTAAACGAACCGCAAACTTGCGAATTGCAGGAAGCATTTTCTGTAGTCTTGTATCAACTGAAATCTTTTGTCCAGTTCCCAAGTCTGCATAGTTTTGTCCACCTGCAAGTCTGCTACGGAAAAAGTTATATGCCGCCTTAGCCGCTCTTCTTTTCAATCTTGCTGGATCAGCAACTCTTCTCATTTGACGCATTCTTGCTCTTTGAATACGACTGCTTAATTTTTTGAAGATCATTGCTCTTTTACGTCTAGCCGCAAAGTCCAATACCGCTTCGTCTTGTTGTTCTAGTTCTTCTTTCAAATTCATCCCCTTTTTAACTGCGGCAAACAACGACTTAGCGTCTGCGTCAGATAATTTTGATGGCACACCTTTTTTAAAATTGTCGAAATCATCCGATGATACGAAACTTCGCATCTTAGAACCGGACATGCCTTCCACGCCTTCTGCGTCAGGATCACGTTCTCCGGCTGAGATAATTTCGATTGACTTAAAGTCAAAGTCTTTGCCGTTGTATTTGTTCAGCAAAGTCTTGAATTCTGGAATTCTATCGCTACCCACCACGACAACTAAATTGTCATACTTGCCTGTCAGTTCTTTTGCAACTTCAATGATTGTTCGTGCAGGAGAATTCTGCACCATAGGTCCGAATGCCTTTTTGGCAAACTTAACCTTAGTTGCAAAGTCTAATGGGTCTTTTTTTGGATTGGTACTGTGGGATAGGTAGAGTTTAGCATCAGCCTTACGCTTCAATGCTTCCGACTTAATCTTGTCGGCTAATTTTTCATGCCCATTCGTCATGGGATTCATTCTACCGAATGAGAGGACTACTGTTTCTTTCATGGAGTTTTCCTTAGACTGATCCAAAATGCAGGTTTGCCGTGACCTAACTGCCTACTACGATTATTTATACAAACTTCAATTTAGGGTCTTAAATCGATACGAAATGCGAGCCCTGTAATACCACTTCTAGACTTACCGCGAACGTCAAATTTGACTTTGTTCTTTACGCTTTCAACATAAGCCATATCGATGATGTAAAATCCTTTTGGGCTGATAATGCTGTCTGCAACTGCACCTTTGTATTGTGCTAGAGAGATTTCTCCAGTCATTGCTTCATATAATAGTGCATTTGCATAGTCTTTATCTGAGTTAATATACTTCAAAAGAGATTCCATTAGGAGTTCTTTGTTCTCTTTCATCCAGTATTCGTAACTCTTGTCTTTAATAATCTTACCGCCTTTGATGAATTCTTTAATGACTTTATCCGAAGCCTCGTCAAGAATTCTTTTCTTGTTTGATTCCGACAAAAGCCTTGTAGGCATTGTTTTAAGTTCTTGTATGATTGACGATAATACTTTACTTTTTTGTGCGCCTGGCACTTTCTTTGCGGCAGCGGCAAATAGTTCTGCTGTCGATGATCCTTGTCCTGATGCAAGTTGAACACCTCCAGCCATCTTTACTGATACTGAATATACCTTTGTTCCTATTTTTAGAACAAGGTCTGTTTTCGGTTCTGGTTTTGCAGAGATAGCAACACCAAAAGGATTTGTCGCATCATCCGAATGCCACGCTTCTACTTTTTTATTACCGGCAAACTTATAAATGTGTTCAACACAATCTTCGGCTTGAGACAAAATAGTTGCCGAATATGGGCGAGTGTATTTCTTAATCTTGTTATTTTTGATTTGAATTTTTTCGGCTATTGCCCATTCTAAATCTACGCCTTCTGATGCCGCCATATTACTCTCCGTCTTTTAATTATTATACACTAAAACTACTGCCACAACCGCAAGTGTGTTTTGCATTTGGATTAGTAATTACAAATTCTTTTCG